CCTGGCGGAACTGACCAAGGCACTGGCGGAACGTGCGCTGAGCACGGAGATGGACGTCCATCTCGATGAAGAGCGCGCCGAAGAAGCGCCTGAGGGCCAGAACCAGGCCCCCAATCGCCGTAACGGGCGCAGCCAGAAGACGGTGACCACCGACAGCGGCAAGGTGGTTTTGGACATCCCCCGTGACCGGAACGGCACGTTCGATCCGATGCTGATCGCCAAGTATCAGCGGCGCTTTCCCGAGTTCGATCGCAAGATCGTCAGCATGTATGCCCGTGGAATGACCACCCGCGAGATCCAGGGTCATATCGAGGAAATCTACGGCGTCGAAGCCTCGCCCAGCCTGATTTCCGCGATCACCGACGCGGTGATGGAGGAGGTCACTGCCTGGCAGAACCGCCCTCTGGAGCCCTGCTATCCGATCGTCTTCATGGACGCGATCCGGGTCAATATCCGCAGCGACGGGGCGGTCTCGAACAAGGCGGTCTTCGTGGCCCTGGCGGTTTTGCCGGATGGCACGCGGGACGTTCTGGGCCTGTGGTTCCAGGCCAATGAGGGCGCGAAGTTCTGGGCCAAGGTTCTCAGCGACCTGCGCAACCGGGGCGTCCAGGACATCCTCATCGCCGTCGTCGACGGGCTGAAGGGCTTCCCTCAGGCTATCGAGGCGGCCTTTCCACAGACGCGGGTTCAGACCTGTATCGTCCACCTCCTGTGAACCGCCCCGGGTTTACCGGAGGGTGGTTTGTTCAATAACTATGCGACCATATCGAGTGAGTTCAGGTTTGCATAGAACGCCTCCTCTGCTTCTACGGGCGGGATGTAGCCGATGGGGCCGAGGAGACGGCGGTTGTTATACCAATCGACCCACTTCAGAGTTTCCCACTCGACTTCGCGCATCGATTTCCACGGGCCGATCTGGTTGATGACCTCCGTTTTGAAGAGGCCGATGACGCATTCTGCCATGGCGTTGTCGTAGGCGTCACCGACGGTTCCGACCGAGAGATCGATCTCGGCTTCGGCTAAGCGTTCGGTGTATTTGATCGACAAGTATTGCGATCCACGATCCGAATGGTGAACCAAGCTCTTGTTATCCGGCGTCTTTCTTTGCCAGATCGCTTGCTCCAGTGCATCGAGAACGAACTGGGTCTTCATCGAAGTCGAGGCACGCCAACCGACAATACGGCGCGCGAACACGTCGATCACGAAGGCAACATAGACCGTCCCGGACCATGTCTGCACATAGGTGAAATCTGAAACCCACAGCTTGTTCGGCCGATCTGCCATGAAGAGCCGGTTCACCTTGTCGTCCGGGCAGGGCTGGGAAGTGTCAGGGTTCGTCGTGATGACCTTTTTGCCCCGAAGCACGCCTTTGATGCCCAGAACCCGCATCAACCGTTCGACCGTGCAGCGGGCGACATCCTCGCCCTCGCGCCGCAAGACATGCCAGATCTTCCGCGCGCCGTAGAGCTTGCGATTGTCCTGCCAGGCCGCATCGATCTTGACGCTCAAGGCGGCATCAGACTTGGCCCGGGCCGAAGCCCTGTCAGGATCACGCGCAATGGCGCGCCGGTCATAATAGGTCGACGGGGCGATCTGTAGAATTCTACACATCGGCTCGACCCCGTATGCCCCCCGGTGCTCCTCAATGAAAGCAGTCACTTGCGAAACGGGCGGTCGAGCTCCGCCTGGGCAAAATATGCTGATGCTTTCTTCAGGATCTCATTCGCCTGCCGCAGTTCGCGAACCTCACGTTCAAGTTCCTTGATCCGCGTCTTCTCAGCCGTCGTCTGGCCCGGCCGCTCGCCGCCATCACGCTGGGCCTGGCGCACCCAAACGCGAAGGCTGTCTGGCGAACAGCCCAACTTGCCCGCGATCGCCGTCAGCGCCGCAGCTTCGCTTTGATACTCATCGCGGTGTTCCATTGCCAACCGCACCGCACGTTCGCGGAACTCGGGTGAATACGGCTTCGAGGGCTTCTTCTTTGATGTCTGTTCCATAACGGGCAATCCTCCGAGAGTCTTGCCCTCCGGTAAACCCGGGGCGGTTCACCTGCGCCATTCCATGAACTTCGCCAGTTACAAGGACCGCAAGGCCGTCGCCGTCGCTCTCAAGGCGATCTACACGGCGGTGGATGCTGACGCGGCCGAACTGGCCCTGGTCGGGTTCGAGGACAGCGATCTGGCCAAGCGGTATCCGGCGATCGCGCCCAGCTGGCGCCGGGCCTGGAACGAGGTCATTCCGTTCCTCGATTATCCGCCCGAGGTCCGCAAACTGATCTACACCACGAATTCCATTGAGGCCTTGAACTCGAAGATCCGGCGCGCGGTCCGCACCCGGGGCCACTTCCCCAGCGACGATGCGGCTGCGAAATTGATCTATCTGGCGCTCAATGCTACATCCACCGACGTGGAAGCGCTCCGTCCGCGAATGGCACGCTGTAAGATCGCAGCTCGCCATCATGTTCGAAGACCGCTTCCCAATGGCCTAACACAACGCGTCAGGCACAAAATTCGGCACAGTCTCGATCGCCCTTTGTACAGCTAACCATCATCGTCAAAATGAACAGAGGGGCGGTCCTGACGGGCCGCCCTTCGTCTTTCCACGAGGATCACGTCCATGAAAAACTACGTCCAGCCCGGCAACACCATCACCCTGACCGCGCCCTATGCTGTCGCCTCCGGCGATGGCCTGCTCGTCGGCTCCATCTTCGGCGTGGCGGCAGGCACCGCCGCCCTCGGCGAAACGGTCGAGGCCGCGCTCACAGGCGTCTTCGACATCACCAAGATCGGCTCGCAGGCCTGGACCGTCGGCGCGAAGATCTATTGGGACGACACCAACAAGCGCACCACCAACGTGGCCACCTCGAACACGCTGATCGGTGTCGCCACCGAGGCGGTCGCGGGCGGCGCTGGTGACACCATCGGCCGGGTGCGGTTGAACGGCGCGTTCTGATGAGCGCCTTCACCGCCGCCGTTGGCGTGCTCTTTGCGGATCCGAACATCGGCCGGGATGCGATCTACACGCCCGAGGGCGGCGCGCCCGTTATGGTGCGCGTTGTCGCCCGGCGCGCGGATACCATCACCGACTTCGGCGATGCCCGGCTCTGGTCCGAGACCACCCTAATAGACCTTCGCGTCGCCGAGGTGGCGAACCCGCGTCCCGGCGACCGCATCGAGATCGACGGCGACGCCTTCCTCATTCAGGGCGAGCCTGTCCGCGACCGCGAGCGGCTGGTCTGGACCGTCGATCTGAGGCCCGCGTGAAGCTGAAACTCGACATCGATCCCGACATCGTCGCGATGATGCAGGCCGAGGTGGCGGCGGGGGAGCGCGCCGTGACCGCTGCCATGCGCGAGGCCGGGACCGGGCTGAAGGCCGCGTGGCGCTTGCAGGTCACCGGCGCAGGGCTTGGCACACGTCTCGCCAACACGATCCGCAGCCAGACGTTTCCGAAGTCTGGCAAGAGCCTCGACGCCGCCGCGCTCGTCTGGTCGAAGGCCCCGGTCATCGTCGGCGCGCATGACACCGGGCCGCTGATCCGCTCGAAGAACGGGTTCTGGCTGGCGATCCCGCTGTCTGCTGCCGGCAAATCCCTGCGTGGCGGCCGGATCACGCCCGGCGAATGGGAACGGCGACGCGGGCTGCGCCTCCGCTTCGTCTATCGCCGCACCGGTCCGAGCCTGCTGGTGGCGGAGGGACGGCTGAACACGAAGGGCCAGGCGGTCGAGTCGCGCTCGAAGACCGGGCGTGGCAAGGTCACCGCGCCGATCTTCCTGTTGGTGCCGCAGGTCAAGCTGCCGAAGCGGCTGGATCTCGCGCGGGATGCAGATATGGCATTGGACAGCGTGCCGGGGCTGATCGTGGCGAATTGGGTGGAGGCGAAGATTTGATCCGCGCCATGACAAGAGCGGCTTCATGTCAAGCCCACAGACGCCAGCGCGACACCGGCCAGCGCACAGCCCGCAAGGACCGTCACGGCGCCCAGCCTGAAGCGGAACACCGCCACAAGCGCGGCAAGCACCAGTGCCGCAGCCGCGAGGTTCACCGTCGACCAGACGGGCACATCCAGATCGAGGCCATACGCTGTAACGGTCTGCACCTCGTCGAAGACGACATGCAGACCGAACCAGACGGCAAGGTTCAGGATGACGCCCACCACGGCCGCGGTGATGGCGGTCAGGGCGGCGGTCAGCACCGCGTTGTCGCGCAGACGCTCGATGAAGGGCGCGCCGAGGAAGATCCACAGGAAGCAGGGAACGAAGGTCACCCACGTCGTCAGCAGCCCGCCGAGCGTTGCCGCCATCAGGGGCGACAGGCCGCTCGCCTCGCGGAAGGCACCCATGAAGCCCACGAATTGCGTCACCATGATCAGCGGGCCGGGCGTGGTCTCCGCCATCCCGAGCCCGTCCAGCATCTCACCGGGAGCAAGCCAGCCGTAGTTCTGCACCGCCTCCTGTGCGACATAGGCCAGCACCGCATACGCGCCGCCGAAGGTCACCACGGCCATGACGCTGAAGAAGCCCGCGATCTGCGAAAACACGTTCTCTGGCCCAAGTACCGCGAACAACAGTCCAACCGGCGCCAGCCAGAGCGCGAGGAACACCCCAGAGATGCGAAACGCCCAACCCCTGTTGACCTGCGTGTGATCAGGCGATTCCTCGCCCAGCAGCGTATCGGCGTCGTCGACCTGGACCTTGCCGACCTTGCCGTGTCCGCCGCCGCCATGGAATGCTGGCAGGCCCGCCCGCGCGCCGAAGAACCCGATCAGGCCAGCCACGAGGATGATGAGCGGGAACGGAATGGCGAAGCCGAAGATCGCCACGAACGAGGCCGCGGCGATGGCGACCATCGCACCGTTCTTCAGCGCGCGCGATCCGATGCGGATGACCGCCTGCACCACGATGGCCAGCACCGCGGCTTTGAGCCCGAAGAAAAGCGCCTCGACCGGTCCGACATTGCCGTAGAGCGCGAAGATCCAGCTGAGTGCCATGATCGCCACGACGCCGGGCAGCACGAACAGGACGCCCGCGATGATGCCGCCGAGCGTGCGATGCATCAGCCAACCGATGTACACGGCGAGCTGCATCGCTTCCGGACCCGGCAACAGCATGCAGTAGTTGAGCGCGTGCAGGAACCGCTTCTCGCCGAGCCAGCGCTGCTCCTCGACGAGGATACGGTGCATGAGCGCGATCTGCCCGGCCGGACCGCCGAAGCTCAACAGGCCGATGCGGGCCCAGATGCGGGTGGCCGCAGCCAGCGTGGGGTACGCGCGGTCCTGCATCAGTCTGCCTTCGGCTTGTTGGTGGGCCAGTTGTGGGTCTCGTCGGTGGCGTCCCGCGCCCAGCGGAAGAAGGCGTCGTAGAGCAGCATCCCGGCCTCCAGCTGCTCCAGATCGTCGGAATACATCCGCGACAGGCCGAGCGACGCGGCAAGCAGCCCAGCGGCCTCGGGCGCAAGGTCGAGCCGGGCGGTATCGGCGCCGCGCACGATTGTCGCGAGCCGGTCGAGCGCGGGAATGCTCAGGCCGAACTCGGTCAGCATCACGTCGAAGGTGCAAAGTTCGCCCCTGTGGCTCCAAAACACGCCTTCGATGTCGAAGGGCGAAGCGTTGTAGCGTTCGGCGACGCCGATCACCTCGGCGGGCGCGACGAACAGGATGATCGCGCGGGGATCGAAAAAGCGCCGGATCAGCCATGGGCACGCAATGCGGTCGATCTTGGGGCGCGAGCGGGTGACCCAGATGGTGCGGCCCTGCGCGTCGCGCGCGGGCAGCTTCGACGGATCGATCAGGGGCAGGCCGGCGGAGCGCCAGGCCTCGAATCCGCCCTCGAGATATTCCGAGGCGCAGCCCTCGGCGCGAAGCCAGGCGGCAGTGCCCTGACTGCGCCGGTGACCGGCCTGACAAACGGCGATCGAAGGCTGGCCGCCGAGCTGTGGCGCGAGGGCGGCGAGCGCCTGGTCGTCGACCCGGACAGCACCTGGGAGCAATCGTGGATCGGCGGCGAAATCTTCCTCGGACCGAACGTCGAGCAGAAGCGGTGCGCGCGGGGTTCCGATGATGCGGATGAGCTTGTCGAACGAAATGGCATTGGGCGCAGGCATGTGCGTTCCTCCGTCGCCGGGGTTGATCAGGAACGCGATCTTCGGCTGGCGCCTCGTGGGGAGCTCGCAACCCCCATGGCTCCAGTTACGGGAAATGCGCCGAAACTGTCAAGAATTGCAAAGATAAAGCTGCCCATGTTCTGGCGCTTCGGACATCGAAGAGACCCTCCATGCCCACCACCCGCGAAACCGTCCTCGCCGCACTTCACGGGCGGCTCTTGGCGCTGTCCGCCCTCACCCTGCGCGACGCGGTGCTGCCCGAGCGGATCCCGCCCGCCGGGCTGATCATCCTGCGCGACGGTCAGCCGGGCGAGCCGGAGGTGACGCTGTCGCCGCTGCGCTACCACTACCAGCACCGCGCCGAGATCGAGGCGGTCGTGCAGGGTGCCACGCGTGACGCTGCCTTCGACACGCTATGCGCCAGCATCGGCGCGGCGCTCGCCGCCGACCGCACACTGGGCGGCCTCTGCGACTGGATCGAAGGGGAGGCCCCGCAACCGGTCGATCTGCCGGTCGAGGGTGCCGCCAGCCTGAAGGCTGCGGTGATCCCGGTCATCCTGCACTATTCCACGGCCGACCCGTTGACCTGACCCATCCGACAATCCGAGGAGACACGATATGGCACGAGCCCAGGGGGCGCGGGCGCGGATGGCGCTTGCGTTCGAGACGACCTATGGCACGCCGCCCGCCAGCGGCTACACGCGGATGCCGTTTGCCAGCGCCTCGCTCGGCGCGGAACAGCCGCTGCTGAACTCCGAGCTTCTCGGCTATGGCCGCGATCCGCTGGCGCCGATCAAGGATGCGGTCACCGCCGACGGCGATGTCGTTGTCCCGCTTGACGCAGAGGCCTTTGGCTTCTGGCTGAAGGCAGCCTTCGGGGCGCCGACCACCACCGGAACCGCACCGGGCCCGTTCACCCATACCTTCCAGTCCGGCAGCTGGACGCTACCCAGCATGGCGATCGAGACCGCCATGCCCGAGGTGCCGCGCTATGCCATGTATACGGGCGTGGTGCTGGACCAGCTCAGCTGGCAGATGCAGCGCTCAGGCCTTCTGACCGCGACCGCGCGACTGGTGGCGCAGGGCGAGACGGTCGCCACCACCAGCGGCGCGGGAACACCGGCGGAACTCGACCTGATCCGCTTCGGTCACTTCAACGGCGCAATCAAGCGCAACGGCACGGCGCTCGGCAACGTGATTTCCACCGAAATCACTTACGCCAACAATCTCGACCGGATCGAGACCATCCGTGCCGACGGCCTGATCGACGGGGCGGATCCCGGCATGGCGGCGCTGACGGGGCGGATCGAGGTGCGCTTTGCCGATCAGGTTCTGGCAAACCAGGCCATCACCGGGGACCCCTGCGAGATCCAGCTCGCCTGGACGCTGCTGTCGGGCCAAAGCCTGACCATCACCGTTCACGCTGTCTACCTGCCGCGCCCGCGCATCGAGATCCCGGGGCCGCAGGGCATCCAGGCCAGCTTCGACTGGCAAGGGGCCCGCGACCCCACGCTGGGCCGAATGTGCACCGTGACCCTTGTCAACGAAATCGAAGGCTACTGACCATGATCCGTCTCGATCTTTCCTCCGCGCCGAAATGGCTCGATCTCGGGACCGGCCTGCGCCTGCATGTCCTGCCCGTCAGCACCGCGATCATGGTCGCCGCGCGCAACGATGCGGCGGTCGAGGCGCTGCCTGCGGATGCCAGCCGGGAGGAGCAGGCACTGGCGATGGCCAAGGCCGTCGCCCGCCGTGTGGTCACCGCCTGGGAGGGTGTGGGCGATGCCGAGGGCAATCCCGTTCCCGTCACTCCGGCAGGGATCGACGCGCTGCTCGACATCTGGCCGATGTTCGAGGCGTTTCAGGCCCGCTGCCTCGCGCCGCATCTGATGCTGGAACAGGAAAAAAACGCCTCCGCGCCCTCGCCGACTGGCACTTCGGAGGGGGCGGGGGTTATTGCGAAGCCTGCGCGAGCCCGTGCCCGGACTGCCCGGCGCGGCTGAACCGTCCGCAAACTCCGGAAGGCTGGCAGGTCTGGGATCTGGCGCAGCGGCTTGGCGGCCAGTTGCGCATCGCCGCTGGCATGGGCGGCATGGCGGTGCTCGGCTGGGACATGACCGCGGCGCTCGCCATGGCCGGCTCGCTCGGGCTCGATCCGCTCATCGCCGCCGAATGCCTCCCCGAACTCGAGGCCGTGATGGTCCGCAAGCTCAACGAACAGATGGTCGCCGCTGATCGGCATGGGTCGGGGCAATGAACCCGGCCCAGCCGCCACGTCCCACCTGTCAGGAAGCCTGATCCATGGCCCAGAAACGCGTTTCCGTCCGCCTTGTCGCCGAGGGCGGACGGCAGGTGAAGGCCGAGTTCCAGGGCATCGGCGATGCGGGCGAGAACAATTTCCGGCGCATCGAGCGGCAGGCCGACATCACCGGCGCCGTGGTGCGCCGGGTCATGGGCATCCTGGGCGCCGCGATCAGCACGAGCCAGCTCGTGGCCTATGCCAACCAGTGGACCGACCTGCGCTCGCGGGTCGATCTCGCCACCGGCAGCCAGGAAGCGGGCGCGGCCATCATGGACCGGCTCGCCTCCATGGCGCGGCGGACCTATTCGAGCCTCGGGCAGACCACGGAATCCTGGCTTGCCAATGCCACGGCGCTGCGCGAGCTGGGGCTGACGACGGCGGAAAGCCTCGATTTCACCGAAGCGCTGAACAACGCCATGGTGGTGTCGGGCGCGCGCGCCGAACGCGCGGCCTCGGTACAGACCGCACTTTCGCNGGCGATGGCGCTTGGCAAGCTCAGTGGCGACAACCGTCAACACCGTGATCCACGGGCGGCGGGCGGCGTCGCGGAACTGCTGGCCGCCAGGCTCGGCACCACCGTCTCGGGCCTGCGCACCCTCGGGCAGCAGGGCGCGATCACTGGGGATGTCATCCGCACGACGCTGATCGGCAATCTCGACCTGCTGCGCGAGGAAGCCGACAGCATGCCGGCGACGATCGGCGATGCCTTCACACTCATCGGCAACGCCGCCCTGCAGCTGGTCGGTACCTGGGATCAGATGGTCGGTGCCTCATCGACGGTGGCCGGAGCGCTGATCGGGCTGGCCGACAACCTCGAGAGGCTGGCGGCCATCGGGCTTGCCTTCGCGGGCTTCATGGCCGGGCGCTGGGTCGCGGGGCTCGTTGCTGGCCGCGTCGCGACCCTCGGCCTGTCCGGCGCGCTGACGCTCCTGCGCGGTGCCCTGATCCGCACCGGGATCGGGGCGCTGATCGTCGGCGCAGGCGAGTTGATCTACTGGTTCGGCCAGCTGGTGAAGGGCGCCGGGGGCTTTGGCACAGCGCTGGAGCTGCTGGGCAATCTCGCCCGTGCCGTCTGGGACGGGATCAAGGCCACGACAGGCTCACTGGTCGACGATTTCCGGGCGCTGAAGGCGGACATCGAAGGCATCTGGACCCGGCTGATGGCCTTCCTCGCCAGCAAATGGGCCGGGTTCCTCGGGATGATCGGTCCGACCTTCAATGCGGTGTCGGAGCGGATCGGCGCAGATGCCCGGATCGACTGGTTCGGGGCCGAAGCCCAGGCGTCGATGCTTGAGCACGCCGCCAGCAACGCGGGCACCATGGCCGACCGCTATCGCCAGCGCGCAGCGGACACCCGGGCCGGGGCCTTTGACGGCGTGCGCCCGGCAATGGTCGCGCTGGTCGAGGCGGTGAACGGGTCCGGGACGGAAACTGACAATGCGCTCGGGGCAGCTGCGGCCGGGGCCGGGCGCGTCACGGCAGCGCTGAACGCGGCGGAAACGGCGGCCGGGAGTGCCGGAGCCGCTGGACGCAGTGCTGGCGAGCAGACAAAGGCCGGCACCAAGGCTGCCGCGACCGGTTGGCAGGCGGTCACGGCCGCCCTGGCCGACTACGCGACCAAGGCCCGCGAGATCGGCGGCGACATCGGCGATACGCTGGTCGGGGCCTTCCAGGGGGCCGAGACGGCCATCGGCGAGTTCGTGAAGACCGGCAAGTTGAAGTTCGGCGACCTGGTGACCTCGCTGATCGCCGATCTGGCGAAACTGGCGGCGCGACGGTTCATCCTCGGCCCCATAGCCAATGCGCTGTCTGGCGCACTGGGCGGTGCGGGTGGGATGTTCGCATCGGTCCTTCATGCAGGCGGCATGGTCGGCGCCCCAGGTCCCGGCCGGGTGGTCTCGGCGCTAGCCTTCGCCCATGCCCACCGCATGCATTCCGGCGGCTGGGTCGGTCTGAAGCCGGACGAGGTGCCCGCCATCCTGCAGCGCGGCGAGCGGGTGCTCTCGCGCCGCCAGGCGGCCGGGTATGGCGCCACCGCTCCGGTCACCGCAGCACCCGTCAGCATCACCATCATGACGCGCGATGCCGAGAGCTTCCGGCAGTCGCGCACGCAGGTTGCCGCCGACATCGCCCGCGCGGTGTCGATGGGGCGGCGCGGTCTCTGAGGATCCCGACCATGGCGTTTCACGAGGTCCGGTTTCCGGACGCGATCAGCCGCGGCGCGCGCGGCGGGCCGGAACGGCGCACGCAGGTGGTGGAACTGGCAAGCGGGGCCGAGGAGCGCAATGCCAGCTGGGCCAATTCGCGGCGGCGCTATGATGTCGCCTATGGCATCCGCCGCGCCGATGATCTGGCGGCGGTGGTTGCCTTCTTCGAGGCGAGGAATGGCCGCCTGCACGGCTTCCGCTTCAAGGACTGGGCCGATTACAAATCCTGCCTGCCCTCGCAGACCCCGGGGCCACTGGATCAGGTGATCGGGACCGGCGATGGCACGCGAACCACCTTTGCGCTGGTGAAGCGCTACACCTCCGGTGCGCAGACCTGGACCCGAGCGATCACCAGGCCTGTCGCGGGCACAACCCGAATCGCGCTCGGCGGGGTGGAACAAGCCGAGGGCTGGGCTGTCGATCCGATCTCCGGCTTTGTCACCTTCGCGGCCCCGCCCGCCAATGGCGCTGCGATCACCGCAGGCTTCGAGTTCGACGTCCCGGTCCGCTTCGACACCGACACGCTCGACGTGACGCTGGACCTCGAGCGCATGGGCTCGATCCCCTCCATTCCCCTGCTGGAGATCCGACGATGAACGATGACCCCGGCTTTGTCGCCGCCGTCTGGCGCGAACTCGCCGCCTCCACCGCCGTGATCCTGGCCGCCTGGGGCGCCTTGGGCGGGGCAACCAATGCGCTGACCACCCGGATGCGGCTGCGCGAGGCGCTCCGGCACATCCTGCTGGGTGGTCTCATCGCCGCTGGCATGGGCAGCCTGTCGATGGCGCTGGTGGTGCGCTGGCTGGCCTTGCCGCCCGAGGCGATCCCGGCTGGCGGGGCTGCGGGTTCCGCCGCCTATCTCGTCGGCGTTTTCGGCCCCGCGGTGATCGAGATTGCGCTGGCGCGGCTGCGCGCCAAAGGGGGCGGCCATGGCTGAGTTCCTGCGCCTTGCCCGTCGCCTGCGCTGCGACAGCGCCGATCCGGCCCTGCGGTTTCGCCACCAGCTGCGCATCGGCGCCGCCATTGCTGCCCTCATCCTGATCCTGTCGCTCTGGAGGTGATCCATGCAGACCAGCCCCCGTGGCCTCGTGGCGCTGGTGCGCCATGAAGGCATCGTGCCCGCGCCCTATCTCGACAGCGCCGGGGTCTGGACCTTCGGCATCGGCCACGCCGAGACCTCGGGCCTGCCGCCCAACCCGCGCCTGATGCCGCGCGGGATGCCCGTCGATTGGCGTGGCACCTTGCCGGAGGTGTTCCGCCTGTTCCGCCGGCGGCTCATGCCCTACGAACAGGCCGTGCACGACGCCGTCACCGGTCCCGTGACGCAGACCGAATTCGACGCGCTGGTCAGCCTGTGCTTCAACATTGGTCCGGCCGCGCTGGCGCGGTCCAGCGTGGTACGCCACCTGAACGCGGGCAATCGACGCGCTGCAGCGGACGCCTTCCGCGCCTGGAACAAGCACCGCGACGGCGGCAGTAAGCTGGTGGTGAGCGACGGCCTGACCCGCCGCCGCGCCGAAGAACGCGCGCTGTTCCTGACCGGCACCTATACCAGCGGTCCCATCCCGATCTACAGCGCCGATGCTCAGGGCCGCCTTGGACCCGTGATCGCCCGGATGGATGAGGCACAGGTGCTGGCCGCGCTGGAGGCGGCGGGGAATGGGGCGATTCCGCCGGCGGCCATACCCAAACCCGCCACCACCACGCTGCCTTGGTGGCAGCGCCTTCTCGCCCTCCTGACAGGAAAGGACCGAACATGACCTGGCCCCTCGCGCGCGGGCTTGTCTATCTCGCCTGCCTCGCCGCCTCCGGCCTTGCCCTTGCCGGGCTGGCCGAGTTCGACCTTGCCACCGGCACGCTCGATATCCACCCGTTCAACCTCTACGCCCTGACCGGGGCCGGGGGCGGTGTGGTGTCCTCGACGCTGGCCAGCATAGCGCTCTGGCGCGGCTGGGGGCGGCGATGAAGTCCCTCCCACCCGCGCTGCAGGCGCATCTCGACGATGGCACGACGACGCTGGCCTGGTGCTGGCGGATCACCCGCGCCGATGGCGTGACCTTCGGCTTCACCGATCACGACCGGGTGCTGTCCTTTGACGGCACCGCGTTCGAGCCGGAAAGCGGGCTGACAGCCTCCGAGGTGCGGTCTGGTTCCGACCTCTCCGTCGACGCGCAGGAGGCTGAAGGCGTGCTGAGCTCCGACCGGATCACCGAGACCGACATCCTCGACGGCCGCTGGGACAATGCTGCGGTGGAGCTCTGGCGGGTGAACTGGGCCGATACCGGCCAGCGCGTGCTGCTGCGCCGGGGCGCCATCGGCCA